CGTGAGCGGCTCCGATTTGCCCTGCATATAGTTTCTAGCCATATGTGCCTTTATGTTGCTTGAGTGGCGGGGGTATCAACAACGTGTATTGTTTCAGGTTGCCAAGTTGTAGTCCATACTACAGGTGCGCTTTCACTGTAATTTAGTGTGTCGCCGTTTGCTTGAGTAAGCATACAATTTTTAAGTCTTGTTTGTCTAAATTGTGCTGTTCCAGCCATTCCAGTTTGTGTAATCATTATTTCTGGTACAAAATATCTGTTGCCTGTGGGATCTAGACCTTTTGTAGTAGAGTGTAATGGGTTGATTGGACTAACTGTGTTTTCACCAAAATCAGTAAACAAGCCAATACCATTACCACTGTTGTAGTAATTGGCAGTGTATCGTTTTAGAATGTCATGAAAACTATTATCAAATGTGTCATAAAATGTTACACCAAGTGTTCCATAATTAAGTTTAGTTTGTACAACACGTTTTTGATTGTATTGGTTGACGATTTGCGTATCAAAGCTATAGCCTGGCAATGTTAAGTCCTGTATACGAGTAAACTCGATAGGACTACCAGTGTCAGCTAATGATATACTAAGAGTAAAATTAAATTTTTGTCTAGGTACACCAGTCATAAGACCTTCGGTAGTTGCTGTACCGAAGGCCTCTGTTGCGTGATTACGAATCGACATGGCTAATTACGACTTCCTATTATTAACCGTTAGCAGATGCTACTAGTGTAGTATTACCAACATTACCACCAGTAAATAGATCTGGTGTCCCATTTTCACCTAGGTGTTGTGCATTATCATAACGTAGTGTAACAGTAATTTGTTGTGCTTCACTAGTTGCATAGTTACTTTCGCCATATGCTACGTTTTGAATATAGCAACCATATAATTCCCATTTGTCTAAAACAGTAGCAGTTGTATTACCACCGTCTAGTGTTTCAATATCACACTGGAATTTATAAGCGCCGCCACTTTTCGGACTTGCTTGGTTAACCATATCAATTTGTTTACTCATTTGATTGTCAATTTGTGTTATTACACTGTTTGATACATCGTCACGTATAACGATTGAAACAGCTTCCCATGTATGCTTACCTGCTAGGTAGATACGTGAGTTGTATGTATCCAAAGTAACCTCGTCATGACTTAGTGTCGGACGTGTTACACTGATTACATTTGCAGTAACCACTTGTGATGTATCAAAACCAAATGATACACGGAAGCGATATTGCATTTTGGGCATAATAGTACCAGGTGCGCTATTGCTCGTTTTTGGTACACTTAAATTTGTTAAAACAGCCATTGTCTTTTCTCCTCTTATGAAAAAGTTTTGTTGTTATCTATATTTATGTCTTTTAGCCAAAAAAAAGACCGCCAATGGCGGTCTTTTAAATCCTAAGGTATTATCTTACGAAAGTGTACCAGTATTAACAATTCTAATTGGAATGTAAATAAATTCGGTTGACTTTGTAGGTGCAATCGCAATATCTACATACAATTCGTTACGGTCAATACGTGCGGCTGTGTTATTACTTTCGTCACAAACTACTGCAAAGTCAGTAACACCACGCTTAGTTAAGATGTCGCTCATAAAGCCTTCAAACACAGCTGAAATTCTTGCACGTGTTGGTGTATCGTTTGGCTCAAACAAGAATGGACGACTGATTTCATCAAATCGCTCTCTCAAGAACGCAACCAAACGTGCTACATTAACACGGTCTAATGCACTTGTTGTACTGTGTAGTGACTTCTGTCCCCAAAACACAACACCCTCTGAAGGATATGTTGCAATTGGATTCATTTTGTTTGAATACATACCATCACGCTGTCCTTGAGTCAATGCAACTGCTTTAAATTCTTCTTCAGTTGTAATATACCCAACGGCACTTGCGTTTTGTACCACACCACGTGTTAAACCAGCTGGAGCAAACCACTGATAAGAAATATTATCATTGTATGCATACTGATATAATGCCATGTGTGATGGTGGAACAGTTACAGTTGCACCGGCTGGAGTTGTTGAACGTCCTGCTGGATAATAAACTGCACTATATGTATTTTTAGTAACAAGACCATCTTCACCATTTTCGCTAGCACCAACACCCTGTACCCAAGCAGTTGCTTGTGTTGGTGTTTTTCTCATTGGTGTATCAATAATGATAAATCCTGTTTCGCCACGGTCACTGTTTAGTGTAACTAACTCATCAGTCATTTCTGGATAACCAGGTGCTGCTAATAGTGTAAAGTTACGCATTGGATCACGTAGGTCTTCGTTTCCTGCAACTGCGGCTTGCATAGCTGTTGTTACAACTTTACGTTGAGCTAAACGACCAAATGCTCCACTACCATCTGCGTGGTTAGCGGCGGCGTTACGCCATGCACCAGCTGTTGAGTTCCAACTACGTACAGTATTTTTACTCATGCCCATATTAATTGCCAACATACCAGTTGGGTATAGTTGATAATCTGGAGCACCAGTAATTGCTGTAATTGCACCACTTGCTAAAGCAGTACGTGTTTCGTCAGTAAAGTCAGCAAATACTACACCGTCTTGTGTAGTTTGGTCTGTGTTGTCATGTAATACATGCGCTGAACCATTCCACTGGTATAATGCTGGACGTGAACGTTCAACTGCACCAGTATCAACCCAAATATCGCCTGATGATAATGCACCGCCACCGATGTTTTGTGTTGGTTCTGTAACAGAATACTGAATGTTTGTTGCTGCAACACGTTCCCAAGCACTACCGCCACGTACTAATACGTCTAGGTCTGTGCGTGTGTTGTTGAACCATAACGCACCATTAGCAGGTGTGCCTGTTGGCTCTGCGTCTTGTGCGTTTACTGTAGCAACAATTGGTGTTGAAGCATTACTTGCTGTATTGTTGATTGTAAATCCGCCAGTTGCGGCTGCAAACAATTCTAACTGAATATCACTGTTTGTAAGTGTAGCGATTGTTGCTACTGATGTGCCGTCTTGCTTGACAAACGAACTACCGCCTTGAGCAGAAGTTACACCTTCAACTGTTTCGGCACCAAATACACCAGCTGCACTTGCACTATATACTGCTAAGTTAATGCCATTGCCCGGTGTTGTTGTTTTGATCCATGTATCACCTGTTGTTGGTGATGCAGGTGCGCTGTAGTGTGCTGCATATGAAACTGTACCAGTTGATGCACTGTCTAGTTTTTCCCATGCTCCGCCTACACCTTTAAAATAGTGTACAGCAACTTCTACGCCTGGTTCAATTAATACTGCAACTAAGTAGTCGCCGTTAACAACAGTTGCACTTGGTGTATAAGTACCAGCAATTTCACCTGAAGTAGCGGCGGCATCAACTTCAACTGTGACTGATTGTAGTCCCCATGTTGTGCCGTTCCATTCGTGTACACCGTATTTACTTGCATTGGTGTCTAACCAATATGTTCCACTAGCAACTGCGCCTGTTGGTGCTGTTGCACTATGGATTAAATCTGCTAGGTCAACGTTAGCACGAACAACATATGCTTGTGCGCCTTGTCCTAGAAAACTGTAAGCGGCTAATAAACCGTACTCACTTGTTTCACTGCCTTCTGCGGCGGTGAATGTCGCATCACCAAAGAACTGTGTTAGTTCTCGTTGTGATGTAACAGGTACAACTTGGCCAGCATTTGCTGACTTTGTGTACTTTGCAATTCCGTCTGATTCTGTACCAGTAGGGTCTGATTTGTCTGAACGTGTGGCAATCGCAATGAATGGGATTGTACCTGTTCCTGGAGATGCGTATGCACTCTCATCTACTACTGTTACGGAAACGCCTGGGGAAACTAAAGTAGCCATAATATATTCTCCTCTGAATCTTTCAGTGTTTTAGTAACTGTTTGTATTTAGCAGAAGCATACTTATATAGGGCGGTTAAGAGGATAACTACGTACTTAATGTGTCCAAAACACTTTTTTCAAGCTCTTGAAGTGTACCATTATTGGTTAAAATAATATCAAATGCACTGTCAACATCTATCCATGCCCACTCACTTTCGTGTACATCTGTGGGAATAAATCCTGTTGAATGTTGACGATCAATAAACCACTGTGGCATATCTCCTCTACGGACTTGCCAAACCTGTCCACCAAGTTCTGTTATGACTTTCATTTCATTTGGAAATCTAACATCTGGTATAATATATTTTTTATCTGGATTGTTTAATATTTGTTGTTTGACTAAACTAACCCAAATGCCATCGTAGAATCCATTACGCATACAGTCAGTACCAAACAACTGAAGTATCAGTCTTGGGCTTACCTCTGCACCTGTTTCCTTGGTCCAAAATTCATCAGTACGTTCACGCCACAAACGACTACGATCTGTATCGCCTTCTAAAAGTTCTCTATCCCATCCAAATACTGCACTGACGCCATCTTTTAGTTTGTCAGCAAAACTAATTTTTTCATATTGAAAATTTTGTACTAAAATATCAGCAACAGTACCTTTACCACTGCCGATTAATCCGCAAACACCTATTACATTATTCATTTATTTTTAATCCATATCACATTGCCAATAAGTTCCGTCATACCAGGCACGAAGACCACCCAATGGGTAATCTTTATGCTCAAAGAATATAAAAGGACGACCCTTGGCATCAATTCTCTGTTCAATGATACTAGCCTCTTCTAACGGTATTAGACGTTCTGCACCAGTATCTTCGTAGTACGCACTGTTAAAAATACGTATCATGCATGTGTACTCCAAAATTCATTCCACATTTCACTAACACCATCTTCAATGTCTGATACACTCATAAAAGGAACCATTGGCTTGCCAAGATCAACTGCTCTTGTCATTGCTTCATTTACATGTTCAGATTCTTTAATGATTGTAGATACTGTACCCCAAAAGGCTTCTTCAATATCCATTACGTAACCACTCATTCCCATCTTGATCTCCTTTTATTAAAAATATTATTGTTAATTATACTGTACTCACTTCAAGTAGTGTGGTCCAGTCCAAGCTACACTGTACTCTTCAAAAATATTACCACGTGCAGCATTTCTAGCAGGCGCATTCCAACCTGCGGCTTTGAGTATATCACCACGCTTAAACTTTGTATCGTTGTCTGTGTTAACGATAAAACCCCAAACTCCATTATCACGTATGATTTTAATATACTTCTTGCCTTGTTTGATAGTAAAACTATCTTCAAAGTTATCAAGTGTTTTAGCAAAGTAACTGCCTGGCTCTGGTGTGCCACGTCCGCTTGCTGTAACAAATCTAGTGTAGTCTGTTTTACATTTTTGGATTAGTGTTTGGATTTCGTTTTGCATGTTAATAACTCCTGTTTTTTTAACTTACTCTTATAATATACAGTAAAACGTCTTACTTGTCAAGCCTTTTTTTAAATTATTTTGGGCCTTCAAGCATTTTTAATTTACGCATGATTCCACTAACATCATCTGGTAAAAGATGAGGTATTACATCGTCTGAAAAGTCTTCATAAAAATCAGGATGTATTCCTGGCAACTGTACAAACATATCATCATCAAACACTGCCGCTTCGTATTGTGTTTTGCCTGGTAGTAAAACAACACTCAGCTGATACTTTCCAAATTGCATCTTAGCTTGAAAATGCCCTGTTCTAATTTCTTCAAATGCTAAATCATCGAATGTCATATTATATGTCCAATTCTAACTGATGTCCGTGACCAAAGTAAACATTGGTTTCTTCACGGTTCTTTTCAGGAGTAGTAAATCCATGACCATTAATGCCACACCAAACATATCCTTGATCCATTTTATAAACTTCATATGCTTCAGTAACAGTCATGTTTTCATCCATGCCCTGATCCATTGCATCAATAAGCCAGTCAAGTGTTTTACCGTAAAACTTAGCACGTCTTTCTAAAACAGTCATTGCACCTTTGATTTTCATTTTACTACCTCTTTGTTTAACTTACTCTTATAATATATAGTAAAACGTCTTACCTGTCAACAAAAAAAGGCAAGAATAAATCCTGCCTTTTCAAGTACTTGTAATTTTTTTAAAAGTTATTAGCCGATAACAAAGCCTAACCCAGTACTGCCTTCAGCATATAGGGTTAAATCTTGCTCTAGTTTGTCTAAATCTGCTTCCGCAGACGCTCTTAGAACGTCGGCATTAAGCGTTGTGCCGCCTTGTGGACCAGCAATAGTGTTAAACTTACCACGTGCTTCTGCAAGCATTAGACGTGCATGAGCAAAGGCATAATCTTT